TTGGGGAGTCGCAAAATAATTATTAAAACAATGGCACAACAATTTTACGGAAGCATAGACTTCACAAAAGTATTAGAAGAAGCGAGAAAAGGTAATAAAGCATTTAGCAAAGCGGCTAATGGTAAGATTTATCTTAATGTAAACATCTGGTTGAATGATGAACAAGATCAATACAATAACATCGGTTCCATACAAGCTAATTTCAAAGATGCAACGAAAGAAGAACGCTTTTATTTAGGGAATTTTAAACGTTCCGAACCAAAGACAAAACCATTACAAGAAAATTCTGCTGAAATTCCTGAAGACGACGATTTACCTTTTTAAAATTCAAACTATGAAAAAAATTATTGTTATAGCGAAATATGAAGCATACGTACCAAATGATATAACTGTTTCTCAAATTAAGGATTTATGCAAACAAGAAATAAGAAACAATTTAGATGATTTCCGAATTTCTGTTCCTAATTATCATGATGAAGAAGAAGGTGAACCTTGGTTTGAATTAGATGATGTAATGGTAGGAACTGAATCTACTATAACTATCGGAGGCGAATAAAAACATTTTTCAACAAACCTCTCCGGAGGTTTGTTTTTCACTCATAAAACTTGTACACTATGTCTTTAATTAAGAATGATTTTATTGACCGCTTATTAGCTGATACCGATATATTAGATGTTTTTCGCGCTAACCAACACGAAGTAAAAAAAGTTGGTACAACAAATTATGTATGTAAATCTCCTATAAATGATGAGCGAACAGAATCTTGTATGATAGATATTCGAAAACAAATGTTTTTCGATAAATCGGCGAATATATCTGGGAATGCCATTACCTATTACACAAAGATTCGTAAACTTAGTTATAGAGAAGCTATACAGGAATTAGCAAAGCTGAATAATGTTACAGTTGAATATGAATCAGATAAAGATGCTTCAAAATACATTGAACAACAAAATAAAATAGACGAGTTTCGTCCTATTTTGAAATCTGTACAAAAACAATTTGTTGAGCAATTAAATCAATTAGATAAAACACATCCTGCATGGAAAGAAATAAAACGCAGAGGGTATAATGAAGAAATTGTAAAAGCTTATGGAATAGGTTATGCTCCAGGTGGTCAATTTCTTTACAATTTATTATCGCAATCGGGTAAAGTAGCACCAGGTTTCGAGTTGGGTTTAATCAACGAAAAAAACAACGATAAACTTTACAATCGTCTTACCTATCCTATTTTCGATAAACAAAACAATATCATTGGTTTTGCTTCACGTTCTTTATCTGAAAACGATAAAGTAAAATGGATGAATCCGGTTACAAGTTTGTTGTACAACAAATCAAACCAATGGTACGGAATTAACTTTGCGTTAAATCAAATAGCAAAAACAAAAACTGCTTGGATTGTAGAAGGTTATAACGATGTTATTGCTTGGCAAGAAAACGGAATTGTAAACACCGTTTCTCCTTATGGAAAAGAATTTGCAACTGGACAAATTTCTGTACTAAAAAAATTCGCACAAAAAGTTTTCGTTTGTTTAGATAATGACAAAGCTGGTATTGATGGAATGTTACGCAATATTCCAAAATTATTTGCTTCAGGACTTAATGTTGAAGTTTGTCAATTACCAGACTACGAAGTAAATGGAAAAAATATAAAATTAGATCCTGACGAGTTCATCCGTGTTTACAAATCAGAAATTGAAGAATCTGAATCTACGTTAGAAGAATTTTTGAAACAAAAAGGTTTCATCAAAAATGGATTTGCATTTTTAATGGAGCATTTAATTGTTGGTGACAATGATATTGAAAAAGCTGAAGGCGTAAAACGATGTGTAAAGATTATTGATACAATAGAAGATGTAATGTTCAAGAATCTTTATACAGACATGTTAGAAAAGTTTTCGAAGTTCAAAAAGAAATTCATCAATGATTTACAAAAAGATATTTCTGTAAAGAAATTCAAAGAAGAAAAATTTGAAATGGGAGAATACATTCTTCCTCCAGAACTTCAACATAAAGATGTAAATGATTACTTAGAAATGATTAAAACCTATGGTTTTTTTCAGGAAGAAAATCAAATTTGGATGGTTCGAGAAACAAAAAATAATGAACCACCATATTATTTTGATTCAATTTCAAATTTCTCAATAGAAATCATTCAACACATGAATGATGATAAATTTCCAAAGAAATTATTTCGAATAAAAAACACCATGAATCTTGAGCGAATATTTGATGATAAAGCAACAGCGATGTTAAATACATCATTGTTTTGTACAGCGATAGAATCGCAAGGCGATTTCATTTTCTAAGGTGATGCAAAACAATTACTGAAGCTTAAGAAATATCTGTATAGAACTATGGGAACAGGACGTGCAGTAGATGTCTTAGGTTGGAATCCTGAAGGTTTTTTCGTTTGGAATAACCAGATTACAATTCCAACAATCGGATCTATTAATATGGACGAGAATGGGATTTTTAGATTTAATGATATCACGTACTATGTGCCATCTGCAAATAGTATTTATGCAAATAATCCTACACGTTACCAATCTCAAAAAAGAGTTATTGTACGTCAAGCATCTTGCACCCTAACCCAGTATTTAGGACAGCTAAAAAAAGTACATCGCGGTCATGCGATTACAGGAATCTTATTCGCGATTGCTTCGGCATTTCAAGATTTCATCGCACCAACTATCAAAGGTTTTCCAATGATATTATTATACGGAGCTGCATCATCGGGTAAAGATCAATTATCGCATTGCTTACGTTCATTTTTTGGAAAGCCACAATCTGTAATTGCTTTGGGTTCTAAAAAATCAACGGGTAAAGCACAAATACGTGAGTTTGCACAATTTGCAAATGTCATTACGCATTTATCAGAGTATCGTATTGGCGATAAAGAAACGGATGAAATGCTAAAAGGTATTTGGGACCGAAATGGATATAAATTCGGTACAATAGAATCTCGTGTATCGTCAGACGAAGTTCCTATTTTGTCGTCTGCTTTGGTTACGGGAAATGATTTCCCAACAGATGAAGCATTGATCACTCGTTTTTTGTGGGAAGAAATGCACAAAGATAAATTTACACAAGAAGAAAAAGACGAATACAATAAGTTAGAAGATATGGCAGTAGATGGCATTTCATCATTTATGGTAAACATTCTACTAAAACGCGACGAAGTAGAAAGACGTTTTGTTAAAGAATCACGTTTGTGGACCGAAGAATTAACGGTGCGACCAGCATTCAAAGATTTAAAGTCACGTATTATCACTAACCACGCTGTAATTGCTTCGATGTACGAAATCTTCAAAGAAGATATCCGTTTCCCGTTCACACGCGAAGAAATGTTAGAGCATTTTGATGTAATGGTAGGCAACCAACGCAGAAGATTGGATAACGAAAGTATTTCGAATCGTTTTTGGCAACGTTTTGTTGCTGCATTACGTGCATCTCACGATAAAAAATTATTCAAGGATAGAGATTTCAAATTAGATGGTAATCATTTGTACATCCAATGGACAAACACTTACAATGCAATTCAGCCATCATGGTACATGTCATTTGAACAATCTTGTCCATCTAAAAATGATTTCCGTAAACGCATGATGGACGATGCATCATTTGTTGAAGAAATAAAATCAGTAAAATTTGGTACAGGCGAAAATGCTAAAGTTACCACAGCATTGATGTTTGATTTGAATAAATTGAAAGAAGCTGATCGTTCAGATGTAATGTATGCAATAGAAAGTCAGAATTTCTCCCCTGCGACCCCACTCGGTAACGAGGTTATTAATAATACAAATTCGGCGATTTCTGGACAAACATCTATTCCCGATGATGATGATTTGCCATTCTAATGAATGTTTTTTAAAAAAATGTGTCTGTTTTTACTCTATAGACGCATAAAAAAAAAACTACTTTAACTACCAAGGTTAAAACATTAAAAATTAATTACTTAAATAGTAAAACAAAGTAGTTTTTGAGTAGTAAAAGTAGTTTTAGGTAGTTTTTTGAAAACAGAAAACTACCGAAAACTACCAAAGTAGTTAAAAAATATAGATTAAATTATTGAATATCAATAAAGTAGTTCGGTAGTTTTTTTTAAGTAACATTTTGCATTATAATATAACAAAAAACAATTTTTAAATAACAAAATACACAAAATGGAAAAATACACTTACGTAAGCAATGAGTTGCGCCAAGCATTTCCAAATGATTTGAAAATGCGGAAAGATGATAAAATAATCTTGAAAATAAATATCCTGGTTTGGATAAAAAGAATAGATCACAAAGTCATTGATTTTTTTGGACCAATTGCACTAGATGGAAATTCGTCTAAAAAATTATTAGATCAGATTAATAGTCTACTAAAGGAAGGTCGAGTATTTATCACAAAACAAAGTTTTGAAAATATACCAGATAACATTGTCGAATCTAATTATAGAACAAATGATAATATTTAGCACAGCAGATGTTTACAGAATGAAAGAAATCATCAACGAATGCGATTCTGTAGACGAAGTAGTCCAGTATTGTGATTTATTTCGACAATATATCAACGATATTTTAGGAATGAATTGTCTTTCATTCTCAATAAAAGAAGATTTAAAAAGAACAGCTAATCAAAAAATTAATCAGTTATGAAAACATATACAGAAATAAACAACGAACTAACTAGATGCAAGGTTTTTATTGATTTAGGTAAAACTGTTATTGTACGATTAAAAGATGGTAGAGATTTTCAAATCTTGAAAAGTAATTTAAAATTCAGAAAAACTAAAAAATGAAACTATTCTTAGAAATCGTACTAGTATTATCAGTACCAACAATATTTATAGCATTTCTGCTAAATATCACCTTGTCTAACCGTAAAATAAATGATGATTAATGGAAAAAGTAATTTATTAAAATGGAAATAGAACTATGAAACCATTCAACGCAAAAGCTGTTTACGACAGCGAAACGGATAAATTAACAAATTTCACAAATGGAAATTATAACAATCTATCGTTAAAACGAAAAGTTGATTTTCAAAATCTAATGAAGAAATTAAAAAAGGAAATAAAAAACAAAAGCCAATCAAAATGACTGGCTTCAGCTCGACCAGGGACACCCCAATCCTTTGTAAAAGACAAATATATAAATATTCTAATTAATAATTTTAATTAATATTTTTTGCAAAACAACATAACAAATTACGTATTTTTAAGATTTATAAGTACGTAATTTGTTATATTTGTAAATATCCAATTCATTATGTTTCAAGAAAATCAGCCTTCCAAATTTATTTGCAGCATCAATTTATATCTTGATGATTCGCTTTCAGTTCCAGTACCTTTATACCATCCGGAGAACAAAGAAAATGGTTTTTTCGATACATTGTTGAAAGGCTCAAAAAAAACACCTCGTATCTCACGAATAGATTTTTCTTTCTCCGAAGAATTTACCGAAAACAGAGCTGGCGGATATTACAATACATCATGTAGTTTCAAATCCAAGAACACTAATTCTCATCGAGCAACTAATTTAGATGAATTACGTAAAGTCCGTTACATTGGATTAGTTTACTCAGACGGCACCGAAGCTATTATTGGTCGTAATGATCGCGAACAAAATGCGAAACCTACTTTGAGCTTTTCATCAAACGAAAACTTTTCAGAAGTTACATTTTCGTGCAATTCAATCATGCCAATAACTCAGAAATATACTATTAATACAAAATATACATTTAACTATCCATTTATCTATTTCTAAAAAAATTCCGCATCATGAGTACTATTTTACCAGTTGACATCAAGCCGTATTTAGTTCACGTTTTATTCAAACTTTTCGAAGGAAAAGAATTTGTATATAACGGAAAAAAAGTAAAAACAATCAAAGTTGATTTATCCAGTTCAGTTGGGCGTTGGTTGCGTTCGCATTGTATCAAAGCAAATCGACCAACAAAGCCAAAGTTTTATAATTTGGTAATGGAAATGCCGAATTGTGCAACCGACAAATGGAAAGGCACAGCGCATCAATATGTGAATGGACGAAATCATTTCCTCAAATTACCAGAAGAATTTGTAGACGATTTCAATCATTTCCTCGAAGATATTTACCGCACACGTGTTTGTGCTTTTCTGGAAGGTTACGAAATGCACGGGACCATAAAACAAGGTATCAGAGATTTTATGAAGAAATATGATCTCGAAGAATATGATCAAACCTTAGAATCGATTGAACGATTGTATATGCGAGAAAAAGAAAACACGACAAAATTTGAAAGATTTCAGCATAAATGGACACACAATATGGCTCAATAATAAATAGATGCGTCAGTTAACATAACAAATTAACAATATATTTTAGATTAAATAAACTATATGAGTGTTAGTTATCCAGTATGGATTTATAAAAAAGAAGGTTCTCCACAATCTCCTGAAGAAATGAATGATTTGACAACTGTAATGAGAAATCATGCAGAAAATATTGAGTTACATTTCCGTAAATTTTCAGAGTTAAAGGACCAAATAAATGAAATAAAAAATATTTCAGATCTAAATTTAAAAGGAGGTATTAATCCTAATGATTCGTTAGATTATTTATCAACTTTAATTGATGGATTATACTATGCTTCTACACCTGGTATATACTCTAACGGTTTAATTGCATTAGAAGGTTTTTATACAATATTTAAGAAAATTGGAAACGAATGGACTAAAGCATTAGAATATCTACTTCCAACAATACCAATAGACCAAAATTTCGATGGTTCTTCTTCAAATGCTCAAAGTGGAAAAGCTGTATCTCAAGCAATTTCTTCATTAGTAAAAGATGTTATCGGTGATAATTATCTAACACTCTACATCACATCAACAAAAGGCGATTTACTTGACATAGACGATTTAAATACAACATTAGTAGTTTCTGTAGATAGATATTTTAAAGATGTTACAGATGAAGTTATAAGTTGGCAATGGACGAGAGAAAGTGGATTAAGCCAAGAAGCACAAGACGCTGATGAAATGTGGAAAATAGGTAAAACAACAAAAGATTTAGTATTGACTCCTGCTGATTTTACAGCTGATATTTTTGAATACGGACATACTTTTATATGCACTGCATTATTTGAGGGAAATAAAACAATTAATGGTAAAATAACAATTTAAATGAAACAAGGTACGACCAACATAAAGATAGTTTATAAACCACTTAATACGTCAGTTAGTACGACTTTTTTAAGCGGTAATCCGAAACAGACTTTTGATTCTGATTCCGATACTTTTCAACCAGATAGACGTATTGATCCATTAACAATTAAAGTCAATTGTTTAGTTTCCGACACTTACGGATTTGTTGATGGTAGCGTTAATGCTTCATTAACTGATATATCGTGGAAAATATTAGATAGTAACGGTGTATCAACAGATATTCTATCTACAAATAAGAATTACAAGATAGGTACAGGTGCTGAAAAAGGTCAATTGAGAGTATTCCAGAACGTGGACGAACTTGCTCCTATTACTATTGTCTTTACTGCATCATATTTAGAACCTAAATCTAAACGAATAGCTAAATTCCAAGAAAGTATTAATCTTAGCACCATTACAAGTTCGGCTACTCCTTTACAATTAGATACGGATATGCCAATGGGTGGAGCGTTATATGTAACAAAAGATACAGATAGATTACTTGCGAGAGGTAGGTTGTTTAGAGGAAAAGACGAAGTTCCTGCATCTTATTATTGGTATGATGCGAATGGAAATGAGTTGACAGACACCAACGGAATTACAGGTTCTAAAACCAAAATGATATCCATTCCATCAACGCAGATTTCTAAAAGTGGCTCAGTCATCAAATTAGAAGTTGGAGATGCTTCTGATTACTATAATTCATTGTTAGATGATGCTGTAATGAATGATAATCAAGTTGTTGAGTGGATTGATTTATATAAAAATAATGGGCAAAATTACTTACTAAATAGTTCGTCTTTGAACAATCTATATCCTGTTATGGCTTTATGGAATAGCAGAATTACAATACAAGAAGGTTCAGTTATTAATGGGTGTAATTCATTTTACGCAAGTATTGTAGATAGTTCATCTCCCGGAGATTTTAAAATGCCGTATGTAGAAACAGGTGAATTATCTTTTTTAAAACATAAAGAAATAACAGTTTCTTTTTATGCAAGGTCTAACTATCCTCCGAGTAGTTATAAAATACTCAACTATAATGAAGGTCAATCTTGGGATATAGGTGTTGATGGTTTTGGGGATAAGAATGGCAAAAAGTTATCAAATGTTTGGACAAAATTTGAAATTACTTGTGCTCCTACTTTTGGTGTAGTTTTCGAGCCTAATAACTATGTTTTATTTTCAGCTCCTAAGGTAGAATTAGGTGATACAGCAACAAATTGGTCGCCAGCTTTAAGTGATATTAATAATTTAATTGCTCAGAAAAAGATAGAATATAAAAGTTCAGTAAAACTACCAGATAATTACAGACCATCTGTAAAACCTTCAAAAGTTTATAAGGCTGATTTCTTGCTTATAAAAAGATATCCAAGTTACACAGAAGAAGTATTGGTTACACAAGGAGGAATCGACGCTTCTGCAACTTCCGTACAAGTGGAAATGATTATCAAAACTAACGATGGCGTTCTCCAAAATCCTGATAATTATTTTTCAGTAAAGTGGTATAAACAATCAAACGGGACTTATAAATACAACGGATTCAAAGTTAATGTATCAATGGAAGATATTATTGCATTGCAATCTACGGGAGCAGAATTAGATTACGAACTTACAGAAATAAAATAACAATATGAGATATATTTTAATTAACGAACAATTAGCAATTGAGTTAGGAATAATTGAAGAAAAACATTATTACCGAACTGGCGAAGGAAAAGTAATTTTCAAAGAGGATATTTTAACCGTTTGGAAAGAATACAAGAACGGGATTATTGAAGACAACCAATTCGAATACATAGACACTAAAACAGCATTAAAACTAATAGAGAAATGGACACAGTAAGAGGAAGAAGAACGATACGCGTAACAAAAAAAGGAGATACACTAAGTGCATCTTTAATTTCAAACAAACCTTTAATTGCTAAATATCAAGACAATGTAGTAATTGGTTCGTGGGCATTAGAAGCAAACCAAAAAACAATTGTTGCACAGATTTTAACAACATTGTCATCATTTCCAATAGCTTCCACAAACATCTCTAATATCGAATGGAGATTCAATGGAGCTGTAATCGCAGACAATAATGCTAATTTCACTAAAACAACCGCAAAAATAGGTTCAACAACCGTACCTGCGTTAATTGTAAAAGGTGATATTATGGCATCTATTACAACAGCATCAAGCATAGAGTTTTCGGCAGATGTTTATTCGGGAGGGTTCACAACAAAAATTTATTGCTCAATTTCTGTACTTCGTGAACAAGTTTCTGCGAATACCTATACAGCGTATATCTTAGATAAGTCAGGTAAAGGAGCAACAATCACTACTGATACACCAACACTTGTTTTAGAGGCATTCTTAGAAAAAGGTGGTGTAGAAGTAACATCTGGATTGAATTACAAATGGTATAAAATGACTTTGAATAGTACTGAAGATGCTTCTGATGGAGTTACAGATAATAGGGTGTTAATTGCTAATGCTATAGGAAAGACTATTACATTAACTGCTAAGGATATTTCAACTTACGATACTTATCAAGTTGAAATTAGTGAGGGTACTACATTTGTAAAATCAGCAATTATTTCCGTTCGAGATGAAACAGACAAATTGGATATTCAATATAATATTACTGGTGCAGAGCAAAATTTGGATACAGGAGGTTCTGTGAAGTACACTCCAAAAGTAGTCTTACAAGGTACAACAACAGTCGCTCCAGGCACTTGGACTTTTGCTTACCAGAAAGTTAAAACAGACGGTACATTAGTTGGCGCAAAATCTACGGGTGCAAGTTATACTGTGACATACGCAGATGTAGAAGTTGCAGGAGGAGAATTAGATGTCTTATTTGAAGCAACAGAAGCGTAATGGGAGTAGTTCGTGGAAAACGTTCAGTAAAAATAAAAGAGAAAATAAAAGCTGTGCAAATTCAAAGCACAGCAAATCTCTTTCAAGGAGCCGTACCTGCTAATATTACTTTAAAAGCTGTTCCACAAGGCTTCACAGCTTTAAATTACAAGTGGTATATTAATGCGGGCACAAGCATTGTCGGTACAAATCAAAATTTCATTATCGCAAACAATCAAGTTGAAACAACCAACGTATACAAAGTAGTAGTTACGAGTATTGACGGAGAAGATTTTGAAGCGACTATTTCTATTGCAAAAGTAAAAGACGGTAGTGCTATTGTAGCTTTGAAAAGATATAAAGATGAAATTGAAGCACAAAGAAATCAATTAGTAGCTTCTTATAATTCATTGCTTAACAATCTTAAAATAGGTAGCTATAAAACTACTTTAACGAGTAATTATAATAATTATATAACAAGATATAATTCATTAATTAGTCAGATAAATACAATATTAGCAAGTAATACATACACTGACGCAAATGAAACTACTATTGCTACTTATATAGCCGATTATAAAAACTATCTAATATTGTTTGTTGAATCGTTAGAAATGGCGTTAAAACTTACAACTAATTACTTAGATGATACTATTGATAGAATTAACAAAGTAACTTCATTCTTAGGTACGACAGTAGATAACAATGTAGTTGCAACTGGAGTTGTTTTGGTTGGTCAAGGAAGTACAGGGACTGGTGGTCTTTCAGGTATTCGTGACAATAATGATGATTCAATTTTTCTTTTCGCAGGAGCCGATTTCAATAATAGATATCGCGCACGTTGGATAATGTCTCACGGCGGTTTTGAACGTGGTTACCATAGCAATGGAATTTTAGGTTTTGAACGTGGATATGATGGAACAAAATGGGTTTTTAATATGTACAATGAATCAGGAGCGCCATTGTTTCAGCTTGATTCTGTTCGTGGTTTAGTACCTGTTAATTATACATCTGAAAGTTGGTCAAGAGTGACTTTATTGAAAACTAATATTTCAACAAGAGATTACAACACTGTTCAGTCAAGTTTAAAGTCTTTTATTGAAAGCAATGTATCTGTGAAATCTGTAAAACATAATCCTGATGAGTATTTTAATTATCTGTATTGGGTTTATAGCTACAGCTATAATAATATATATGTTTGTTGGGACTACTATAATGGTACACATCCGAATAATGCTCAATATGCTAACTATGTTGGTTATAAAGTAACAAGTGATTCTAGAACTAACAATATTACAGATGGATGGTATTTTCGTGCAGTAGAGGGTGTTTTCACAACTCGAGATTCACCTAATGGAAATCAAACTTTTGAACTATACGCAACTGTATATTATATACAAAATGGAAAAATAATAGAAACACAAAATTTAAATTATTTCAAATAACGACAAATAAATTCAAATTAGAGCAACGCTCAACAACTGAGCAGTAACTAAGTATTATCTTTCAACAATTAATTACAAAAACCCAGATTTGTTGATTTAGTTTAGAATACGATAATAAATAATAGTGTCAGCACTCCCCTATCCAACATACAAGATATTTGAGTATTAAACATTTACTCAAATATCTTTTTTTATGAAAACGATTTTATCCTTCATATTAGTGCAATTTGTCACAATTGCAGACGGGACGATCAAAGAAAAACTAATATCATCGTCCGTCATTGCGTTTATCACAGCGCCTTTGGTTTATTTATTCGAAAAATTATCCGTGTGGACGATACAAAATTCAACATACATCACAGTGGTGTGTGGAGCTATTTTGGTCGATTGGTTTTTTGGCTCAATAAAACATTTATTTTTTACACGAACATTCAGTTGGCGTGATAATGCGGGCGGTTTGATGCTCAAAATATCTTTAGTAGTGGGCGGTGTGTTTTTGTTCGAATCCTTTCATTTCCTTATTCAAGAAGTCACGTGGATAGAACAAATGTTAAAAATAATTACGCGATTAGTTGTATTCATTTATCCCGCAACTTCTGCATGGAATAATATGGCAATCGTATCCAACGGAAAATTTCCACCTCGAAAATGGTTAGAAAAAGTAGATGCTTTCTACAACAATCTCGACATCAATAAATTTAAACCCAAAAAAGACGAAGAATGAAAAAATACGCATTAGTTGTAGGACATACTTCTACAAAAGACAAAGGCGCATATTCAGATAATTTGCAAACAACTGAGTTTGATTATAATCTGAAAGTTGCAGAAGCGATCAAAGCACTCTGTCCAGAAATGTTTGACATTTATACGCACACAGCGCAAGATTATTACCAAAGACAAAAAGGGTTGGCTTTCAAACTGAATTTGAAAGACTATGACGGTGTTTTCGAATTGCATTTCAATGCAGCTTCTCCAATGGCGAACGGAACCGAATGTTGTTATTATTTTGCTTCCAAAAAAGGTTTAGCAATTGCACAAAAAATAGCTTCAGCGGTAATGATAGAATACAATACACGATTGCGTGGGGATCAAGGCGCAAAACCTTTGGTTAACAAAAACGATCGTGGATATTGGTTTACTTATTTACCAAAAGCTCCAGCCGTTATCATCGAATCGTTTTTCGGTAGTAATGCTGTAGAATCGGAGAAATTCCGAGATATCAATCGTTACGCGAAAACATTGTTTAATGCAATCAAAAATTTGTAAGATGAGAATTTATACCTACTCATTAGGATTAATCCTTTTAATTGCTTGTAGTTGCTCCATCCGAAAAACCAACAAAGAAAAAGGTTTCGAAAAAATCCATTCCGAAATTTCGGAACAAACGAATTTGTCTGTAGACCAGGAACAATCAAAGATTGAAAATTCTTTCATCGAAAGAAAAGATTATTCGAATTGGTTCAATTTTGAGTACAAACCATTGTTTGACCAAAATGGTCAAATCATTCCATTGATAATCGAACAAACAAAAAATGGACAAACAGAAAAACTCGTGATTTCTGGTGCAACTGTAACTGGACGTCAAACCGATTCAAAACAATCCGAAGAAAAACGAACCCAAACGATTAATCGTTACATCTCAAATATTACATACAAATCTGAGATAACGTATAAATCGGTTATCAATTACAAAACAGTTCTCAAAGAAAGATTTTCGTATGGTCCACAATCTATTTACATGATTTGTTTGTTAGGGATTACCATTGTTTGTGCAGTTTTAGCATTCACAGGACATTGGAATTGGATACAAAATGTTTACAATAAAATCAAAAAATACTTTTTAAAACAACAATAAATAGTTTCAATTTAAATAAGTTTTCAAATCTATTAACGACATAAATTGTCGCAATCACAAAGTAGATTTACGACAAGTAAACGCCAATATACTATTTAGAAATGAATGAAGATTTATTGGGTAAGCCTATTTCAGAGCTTACCACAGAAGAAAAGAATTTTTTATATAAAAGATTGTTAGAACTATTTTTAAATTGGAATGGATCAGAAAACGCTTCAGAAACAGATGATCGATTCGAAACTCAACAAGCTGTGTTTTATTTTCTCAATCGATTAGATAAAGAATAAATCTTCACAAGCACTCTATTGTATAGGGTGCTTTTTTTGTGTCAGTTGATTTTTGGCTATATCAAAGGATATTAGCGTAAAATCATTCGTATGAGTACAGAAAAAAAACAAGATATTCTGGACACTTTAATTCATCCAGAATTATCACCAGTTGATAAATTCAATCAACTATTACGTGAATATCAAAATCACGATAAGCGTAAC